TTCTCGTGTAAGATGTTTGGTTTCTTCAAATAACAGAACTTGATCTTCTCACCATTTTGGATGAGAGAATATTTGTTAGTGAGTTTTTTATCTTTGAGATAATAATTATAAAGAAGAGCACCACGGACATGAATAGGAGTTCCCTTGATATAGATTTCAGAGGAACCCTTGTACTTTTGAACATCAGATACAGAGCGAGGAAAAGAAATCTGCTCTGGGGGCAAACTCTTAAACTCTGCCCGTGACTTGTCAATAAAGTCGATTACATCTTCTTCAGTACCACTCATCATCAGTTTCAATGCATCCTTAATCATGCGACGGCAAGGTGCAGGTGTTGAGGATTTGACTGCCTCAATACCCATCATCTTCAGTTTAGGTTCTTCATAGCGAACCCCTTCACTATCCCATACGTTAAGGATGTATCTTTTCTTTGCAGTCCAAATACCACGGTCAGCGATATTCTCCCTCTTCATTTGCATCTTCTGATCGTATGCATTAACATACGATGCCAATTTTTCATAGGAACCCTCAATAAAAGGTTCCAGTTTTTCTTGGCAAATCTTATCAAGTATGGAAACAATCGTTGCTTTGTCGCTAGACTTAGCACCAAAAAATTTATCAACAAGAGGTCCGAAATTAATATAGATCGAATCAGTATCTGATGCGATAACATAATCCGTGTCTTTTGTTTGCAACAGATTATTTAGATACTCATTCGTTTTGTTCTCAATCCAACGGATAGAGACTTGACCAGAAAGCGTAATCGCCTCCGCATTGGCCAGTTTATAGTACCTAAAATACTGATTACCGATTGCACCATAAGCAGAGTTGAGTGAAATCTTCTTAGCCATCTGAATATTGTTGCATCGCGCAATCTCTTTCTCCAGTGCCTTAGTAGGAGTCTTCTCATACTGTTGCTTAGCAGCAAGCATTTTCTTCTTAAATACCACACGATCACCATACATCTTCTCCATCAGTTGAGGGAGGAAACCGCGAATGTCCTTACGGAACATTGCACCATTGGCACACACCGCATTATCCTTATAAAGTTCAAAATTTATCTCTTCATTAAGGATTCGGTCAACTGTTGCCGTTGGATGTCGTTCTTCCAGTAGGGTCTCTGGTGAGATATTGTACTGCATAATAAGGTGAGGATAGAGACTATTAAGGTCAAAAGACACAACCCAATCATACTTTCCCGGAATCGGTTCCTTGACGTATGCTCCTGCGTATTTTTCATTCTTCTGCGATTTGTTTCTAGGAGGAATGACGATATCTCTTTTCTTCAAGTCGTTGTAGATAATATTATCCCACATGCGGACCTGATAGAAAACATCGGCATAGTTGACCTTAGCATCATAAGCCATTGTCAAGGCAAGTTCAATCAGTTTCATCTTGTCTTCCAATCGGTCAACAAGTTCCACGTCAACGATGTTGTATTCGATAAACTTCTGCCACCCTTTGGTGTAGAAATCTTTGAAGGTTTCAAACTCAGAGTGGTCTAGTTTCTTCTGCCCAAGTTCTACCTCAGCTATGTAGTCAAGGCGATATGATTCTTGTGCTTTGTATGTAAACTTCTTATACAAGTCAAGGTAATCAAGTTGAGTCAATCCACCCACGTCAAAGACAGGGTGAGTGCGTCCCATGATTACAACTTCACCCTCAGTCACCAGACCCCAGTTGGAGAATCGCTTCATCAACTTCTCTCCAAGCACCCTGTTGAGGCGCTTGCAGATGTATGGAATATCGAACAGTTGAATGTTCCAACCAGTTACCACATCAGGGACATCTTGCATCCAGTGATTGATAAAGTGACTCAGCAGTTCATGTTCTGTAGGGCAGTGATGATAAGTCACATTCTCTTGCTTGTTAGCAAAAGGTTTTACACCCCAAGTGATAATCTGTTTAGTTGTATAGTCCTGAATAGTGATTGCAATAATTTGTTCCTGTGCAGACTCTACATCAGGAAATCCATATTCAGCAGTGGTTTCAATGTCAAGGGTAACTAGTTTGATTTTACTGATGTCAAACTTGATTTCATCTTCAGGGTATTTCTCTGAGATGTATTGATAGATGTATCGATCATTGCCATAGATATCAAATCCTTCTACGTCCTCATACTTCTGATAGAAGTTACGACAATCCCTAACAGTGCCTGGTCTAATCTCATCGACGTAATCACCTGTCAAGGTTTTGTATTTTGTTTTTTTCTTCGACTTCACAAATAGAGTTGGAAAGAACTCATCTCTAGTTTCAAATCTCCGTCCGTCTTCGACTCCACGAACCAGAAACTGGTTTCCAATCATTTGGACGTTTGTATAAAAACGCATTACTTAGTAAGACCGATGTATTTTTCAAGTAGGGTGGGCATTGGGTCTGCAAGAGTGATAATCTTATCAGAACTAATCATAAAGACATCCTGCTGTGTCTGCTCTAGCAACCACGGAGTGAGAGTATTTCCCTCACAGATTACCATTGGATTTAAAAGTTTGCAATCAGGTTCTCCAATTTCAGCACCTACTTCTTCAATCTGTGAGACCAGCGTCTGTTGATTCGTCAGCACGATCACTTTGATTACTTTCTTGTCCATTTTTCAGAATGTCCTCTTCATACATTTGATAGATTTTGTCAACAGGTGTGACCATTGTCACAATCCAATCTGCAGCAACTGGAATTGTTTTCTCTTTTGAGATTGGCATCCACGGATACATGTTCACTGTAAATTCAGTCTTTCGCTCAGACTTTGAATCTAGTTCTTCATCAGTGATGTTTTCAGTATTTGCCATTTTGATGACGCATGGTTTAGTCAGAAAGTATCCAACAACATGCTTCTCCTGGGAAACCATTTCTTTGACATCAGCAATGACATCTTCCCCAGACTTCATTAACAAGACTTTGATTGTCATAATTAAATATTCCTTGTTTCTATTTTAGCAATAAAAAAGAGGGGAGTCAACTGGATTTTGCCAGTTTCCCCTCCGTCAGCGGCGACGATACTTTATTTAGAACCAATCTTTTCGTTGGTGATGGTGAGGAACAATCCTACCCAATGTAATACTCAAAAGCCCATCTTCAAAATCAACTGATCTAACTTCCGTATCATCAGCGACTGTCCACGCTCGTGTAAACGACCGTTGAGCCAGACCTTTGTGCAAATAGTTAGTTTCCGTTTCTTTATCCTCTTTCTGGCCCTCCACAAAGAGTTTACCGTCCTGCGTGTAGACATTGACTTCTTTCTTTTTAAATCCTGCTAGTGCAATCTCTAGTCTAGATTCTACGTTGCTGACCTGGACTAGATTAAACGGTGGATAATTCTTCGTTGTCTCGTGCAGGTTAAACAACCTGTCGAAGTATTCATCCATACCGATGCTGTTCTTATTTATCCTCTCAAACAAGGCAGGAAGATCCGCAGCATTAAAACGTGCTAGGTTATTCATTATGGTAGCTCCTTTAAAAGCGAGTTTGTGTTTTGTGACCCCCGAAGGCGATCGTTGGCGTAGAAGGGGCCTAGGAACCCATGCCTCCTACACTACTAATTATACAAGAAATACAAAAAAACGGGGTGTTGAATCCCGTAATTTTTTGGTCGGTTATCCTATATTAAAAAATGCATCTAGAGTTCCATCACCCCTCCAATCTTCAACTTCTTTATTTACATTAACTTTAAACTTTTTACCATCGCAAGGACACTGAACCAAGATTTCTAAATCAATAGGAATAAATTTTTGTTCTGGCAAATCGTCGCCAAAGATTTTGTGCAACCAAGCAGATCCCCGATCAACAGTGTTACAATAATTTTTCTTGAGATCTCTTACCGCATCTCCCCATACATCAAGAGTTTTTCCATACTTATCTTTTGGATACCAAATGTCAAATTTGTTTGCAACTTTATAAGTCTCTACAACAGTTTCAACATCAACGTCCTCATCCAGAGGATATTTAGAAAGATAATTACTATGATTATTATAGTATTTTTGAGTGAATCTAGTTCCTGTTCCAGGATTTCCTCTTAACATCCTGCCAAAAATTTGAAGAGGAATATGAGTGCGAGAATATGCTGGATCTCTGACAACTCCAACAACCAAAGCACCAAGATTCATAATACTAATTCCAGATCTTGCTCTATTAATAACAATTAGATATCTCAAGGGATCCATAGGATCCAACATTCTTCTTTTGATTTCCTCGAAAGTAACTTTTTTCTTTTTACCATCCTCAGTTTTTGGGGGTTTACCACTCAAGTCCCATATACGATTACCTCCACCACTATCCTCTTGTAAAGTAGCGATCATCTCTGTATCTTCAGAATAACCTTTACTTAAAAGATACTCAGAGATAATTTCAACCATGCCAACATCATGATGTTCATTTTTATGAATAGGGCATCCCCATACACCTTTCCCCATACCACACATGAAAAGTCCAGTCAATTTTGGTTCAATGTTTGAATCTTTGACTTTTAATTTTTCAAGTTTTTTTTCTCTTTCAAATAGACTATCAATCGCTTCCCATACAGGTTTTATAACAGAGTCTTGAGCTGCTCCAAATTTTCCTCTCTTACTACCTGCGATTCCACCCATTTCAAATTCATATTGGTGAACTTTGTTTAACCATGATTGAGTTTCAGTCAAATCATCTAAAGATGCCAGATCATTACAAGTATCAAACAAATCACTCAATTTACTACTTGTCCCTGGAATATCGTAACCGTATCCGGGAAGAGAGCATGTGTGATGGATAGTAGGTGTGGCAGTGAACGCTAAAATTCTACCATTAATGTTTGCCCACTCAATCAAATTCTTTGCAATGTTAGCATCAAATGGAGTCTTATATCCCGTACCCCATCCATAGGGAATATTTCCTTCATCGCCAACTGCTAGAAATTGGTGTGCCTCTTCAATCAAGAGAACACTTTTATCAATATACTCTGAAAAAGTTCCTGCTTTAAATTCACTTGCAAATCTAGTATGAGTTAAAGAAAATACGTAAATATTATCACTAGAAGCAAAATCTGGAAGATCCTCTTTAAGGCTATCACTAGTTCGACCCTGAACACGTTTTGCTCTAAACTTACAATCTTTATCAAATCTAATCGCATCAAGAAAATCATCATCAGCAACCTCAGTCGTTGGAGAAATCCTGATGATAAACTTGAGTTCGGGAAATGCTTCTTTCAACATCTTAGGTAGTCTATTTCCCATAAAGAAAGACTTACCAATGCTCATCTGCTTTTGAAGCACCTTTATTTGGTTACTAGTAAATCTTGCGAGATCAAAGACGACCTTTGCTACGTCCTCACAAAATTCCCTATAGACTTTTGTCTCTAACATAAATTTTCTCCTTGTGATCGTTCATCTCCGAGGCATAAAGCTCTTTAATGAAGCGTACTTTATTTATACAGTATAACATAAAAAAAACCCCTGTCAAGGGGTCTGATGTCATTCAGTTTCCTGGGTCTTTCCTTTCTTACCGATGTTGTATTTCTGTTCCAGCACCCAATCCGATTTATCTTTGTATGCAAGAACTTTGATTTGATTGA